TTGCTACAGGCTAAGGTCACCATTCACGACACAAAGGCAAAATATCTCGATGCGAAAAACTTCGCAGGCGGTAACCCTACAGCAGATCCGACTCAGGAGAAACTTCAGGTCTGGTATATCGACGGGAAAACGACCGAGCTTGCTGGCGAAACCATTGAGTTTGTACTGTCCAGCCCTATGGATCTTCAGGGACAAATGATCCCCACGCGGCAGCTTCATTCCCTGTGCACATGGTGCATTCGTAATAAGTACCGCACCGGCGACGGTTGCGACTATGCCGGTACGCGCTATTTCGACAAAAACAACAACCCGGTAAGCGATCCGTCACTGGATGAATGCAACGGCACGCTGACGGCCTGCAAACTTCGATTCGGTGAAAGCAACGAACTCTCGTTTGGTGGGTTCCCCGGTACGTCGCTGATCAGGAGCTGATATGCGTCAGAAAACAATTGATGCGATTATGGCGCATGTTGCCGCTGAATATCCTCGTGAGTGCTGTGGTGTGGTGGCGCAGAAAAGCCGCGTTGAACGTTATTTTCCTTGCCGGAATCTTGCCGCGGCGCCGGAGGACAATTTTGTCCTTTGCCCCGAAGATTACGCATCTGCTGAGGACTGGGGTACGGTGATCGCCATCGTTCACAGCCACCCTGACGCCACTACACAGCCGAGCGAACTGGATAAAGCGCAATGCGACGCAACGCTTTTACCCTGGCATATCGTGAGCTGGCCCGAGGGGGATTTACGCACCATCCAGCCGCGCGGAGATCTGCCGCTGCTGGAGCGTCCTTTTGTGCTTGGTCACTTCGACTGCTGGGGGCTGGTAATGAGCTATTTCCGGCAAACGCATGGTATCGAACTCCACGATTACCGGGTTGATTATCCCTGGTGGGAAAACGACTACCCGGACAACTTTTATCAGGATTGCTGGTACGAGTGCGGATTCCGTGAATTCGACGGGCCGCCGAAACCTGGCGATATGGTGATCATGCAGGTCCAGGCTGATAAGTGGAACCACGCGGGTATCCTTCTGGAGGGTAATATGCTGCTTCACCATCTGTATGGTCACCTGAGTCAGCGCGTGCCGTATGGCGGTTACTGGCAGGAACGAACGATGAAGATTCTACGTTACAAATCTCTGTGCTAACCTTTTGTAAAACCAAAGGGGATAGGGATATGAAAAAAGCATTTTTGGCACTTTCTTTGTTAATCATGGCTGGATGTTCGAGCATGCAGGATCTTCGGAATGAGCCAGCGTCAAATACTTTTCAATCAAGGAAAAAAATTGATGCGGTATCTGAATGTATACTTGTTGGCTGGCAAGAAGAAAGCCAAAAATACGGAAGCGTTTTTATTCAGCCTTATGACGGTGGCAAAACTGTTTTTACCCAGTCTCAACTTGAGATGGTTGATTTAATATCTGAAGGTGGAATTACCAAGATAGAATTTCGACATCAAGGTGGCCTTTTTGCTTATCGAGTCAACAGCCGGATAAAAGTAATAGAACACTGTATCTAACCAATACTTAACCCGCTTCGGCGGGTTTTTTTATGGTGAGAATATGAAAGAAGTAATGACAACAATTCAGCTCGGCGGAGTATTAGGAAAGACCTTCGGTAAAACACATAAACGACTGATATCCCGTACTGGTGAAGCAGCTATTGCTTTAAGTAAAACATTACCCGGTTTCGAAAGCTTCATGATCAGCAGTAAGCGTCGTGGATTAACTTTCGCAGTATTTAAAGGAAAAAGGAATATTGCCGCCGATGAGATGGGTTTTCCCTGTGAAGGCGACGTAGTAAGGATCATGCCAGTTGTTATCGGTAGTAAGCGAGCTGGTCTTTTTCAGACCATATTAGGAGCAGTTTTAATAGCCGCGGCTGTCTTTGTTTCTGGTGGTGTTGGCGCTGCTTTCGCTGCTGGTGGCTTGACGGGGTTTGCTGCTGCCACTGGTGCCTCGTTGGTCCTCGGTGGGGTTATTCAGCTGCTTTCACCGCAGCCATCAGGCATAGCCAGTAAACAAAGCGCAGATAACCGTGCATCGTATGCGTTTGGCGGGGTGACAAATACCGCGGCACAGGGTTACCCGGTTCCGCTCCTGTACGGCCGCCGGAGAATCGGCGGGGCAATTATTTCTGCCGGAATTTATGTCGAAGATCAGCAGTAGTTAACAAACCTTTTTACAAGCCACCTTCGGGTGGCTTTTTTTATGGGCGCGATATGGCGAATAAAATTACCGGACGAAAAGGGGGAAGCTCCAGTTCCCGAACTCCTACCGAACAGCCTGATGATCTGCAATCTGTAGCGAAGGCAAAGATCCTCGTTGCGCTTGGGGAAGGGGAGTTTGCTGGACAGCTCACCGGGAAGGATATCTACCTGGACGGAACGGCGCTGGAGAACGCCGACGGCTCCCAAAACTTCAGCGGCGTTACATGGGAATTTCGCTCGGGTACTCAGGCCCAGAAGTACATTCAGGGCATCCCCGGTACCGAAAACGAAATCAGCGTGGGAACCGAGGTAACGAGCGCTACAGCGTGGACACGAACCTTCACCAATACACAGCTTTCGGCGGTTCGTTTACGCCTGAAATGGCCTTCGCTTTTCAAGCAGGAGGACGATGGCGATCTGGTTGGTTACTCGGTTAATTATGCGATTGACTTGCAGACGGACGGCGGGACATGGCAGACAGTCCTTAATACCAGCGTGACCGGGAAAACGACCTCAGGTTACGAGCGTAGCCACCGTATTGATTTACCTCAGGCTGGCAGTACCTGGACAATCAGACTGCGCAAAATTACCGCTGACGCCAACAGTGCGAAGATCGGCGACACGATGACGCTACAGAGCTTCACTGAGGTGATTGATGCGAAATTGCGATACCCGAACACCGCGCTGCTGTACATCGAATTCGACTCCAGCCAGTTTAATGGCTCTATCCCTCAGATCTCCTGTGAACCACGTGGCCGCGTTATTCGCGTTCCTGATACTTACGACCCTGAAACCCGATCATACAGTGGTACATGGACCGGGGCTTTTAAGTGGGCATGGACGGATAACCCTGCGTGGATTTTTTACGATCTGGTTGTTTCTGAACGGTTCGGCCTCGGTCACCGTTTGACTGCCGCAAACATCGATAAGTGGACACTTTATCAGGTCGCCCAGTATTGCGATCAAATGGTACCAGACGGTAAAGGAGGTAATGGAACCGAACCACGGTATATCTGCAATGTGTACATTCAGGACCGGAATGATGCTTACACAGTCCTGCGTGATTTTGCTGCTATTTTCCGTGGCATGACCTACTGGGGCGGCGATCAGATTGTTGCCCTGGCAGACATGCCGCGCGATGTGGATTACAGCTACACGCGCGCTAACGTTGTTGGCGGTCGCTTCACCTATTCAAGCAGCACCACGAAAACCCGCTACACTACAGCGCTGGTTTCATGGTCCGATCCCGGTAACGCCTACGCTGACGCGATGGAACCTGTATTCGAGCAGGCGCTGGTGGCGCGGTACGGCTTCAATCAGCTGGAAATGACAGCCATCGGTTGTACCAGGCAGTCAGAAGCGAACCGAAAGGGGCGCTGGGGTATTCTCACCAACAACAAGGATCGCGTTGTATCGTTTGATGTCGGGCTGGACGGAAACATACCCCAGCCTGGCTATATTATCGCTGTGGCAGACGAGCTGCTTTCCGGAAAGGTTATGGGCGGCCGCATCAGCGCCGTTAACGGTCGCATTATCAAACTTGACCGTGTAGCTGATGCAGCAGCAGGTGATCGCCTTATCCTCAACCTTCCCTCCGGAGCGTCACAGAGCAGGACCATTCAGGCGGTTAACGGAGATTCGGTCACAGTCACCACTGCGTACAGTGAGACGCCTCAGGCCGAAGCTGTCTGGGTGGTTGAATCAAACGAACTCTACGCGCAGCAGTATCGTGTTGTGAGCGTCGCTGATAACGATGATGGTACTTTCACCATTACCGGTGCATGGCACGATCCGGATAAATATGCCCGAATCGATACCGGGGCCATCATTGACCATCGGCCGGTGAGCGTGATCCCGCCGGGTAATCAGTCACCGCCAGAAAACATCGTAATCAGTTCGTTTTCGGTGGTGCAGCAGAATATCAGCGTCGAAACCATGCGCGTGAGTTGGGACCAGGCGCAGAATGCTATCGCCTATGAAGCGCAATGGCGCCGCAATGACGGGAACTGGGTTAACGTGCCGCGCAGTTCCACAACGTCATTCGACGTTCCTGGGATTTATGCCGGGCGCTATCTGGTACGAGTACGCGCCATCAATGCCGCAGAAATTTCTTCCGGGTGGGGCTATTCGGAAGAGAAAACGCTGACGGGTAAAGTGGGCAATCCGCCGAAACCGGTCGGCTTCATCGCTTCCGATAATGTGTTATTCGGTATCGAGCTGAGCTGGGGATTCCCGGCGAACACCGACGACACGCTGAAGACGGAAATTCAGTACAGCCCGACCGGGACGGAAGACGATGCGATGCTGCTGGCAGACGTACCCTATCCGCAGCGCAAGTATCAGCAGATGGGTCTTAAGGCTGGGCAAATTTTCTGGTACCGCGCGCAGCTGGTTGACCGAAGCGGAAACGAATCAGGGTATACAGACTTTGTGCGCGGGCAGGCCAGCATTGATGTATCCGATATCACCGATGCGATCCTGGAGGAGATTAAAGATTCCGAGGTATTTAAGGATCTGATTGAAAGTGCTGTAGACAGTAGCGAGAAACTGGCCGAGCTTTCTGATGCAATTAAGGAGAACGCCGATGGGCTGGCTGCCGCCGTAGGTTCGAATAAGCAGACAGCAGAAGCAATCATCGGCAACGCGCTGGCTATTGCCGATGTTATCGTGCGCCAGACAGCCCAACAGGGCGCTAACTCTGCGACATTCGAACAGCTCCGGGAGGTGATCGCTACTGAAACGGAGGCGCGCGTAACGGATGTTACCCGTCTTGAGGCAAAAACTGCGCAGAACGAGGCGGGAGTTACCGAGGTAAGGCAGGCTCTGTCAGATGAAGCTCAGGCAAGGGCTACTGCTGTTGACCTGCTCACTGCGAGTACTCAGGTCATTTCTGATAAAGCTGATTCGGCTTCGAGTAAAGCTGACGCTGCATCAGGTAAGGCAGATGCGGCCGAACAAGCCAGCTCGCAAAATACTGCTGATATCACCACGTTGCGACAGGTTGTCACCGACACGACTTCATCAATGGCATCCCGTCTGGAGGAACTGGGAGCAAGGACAGATACTGCCAGCGGCGGCATTCAGAGTAACTCCATCGCGCTAATAACGAGTACGCTGGCGCAGGTTGATCAGCAGGTGAGACTCAACGCGCAGTACGGTGACAGTAAGGCCAGCATCGATCGTATTGATAATGTTATGGCAAGCGACAGGGAGGCAACAGCGCGTTCGCTGCTGAGTTTGCAGACTGACGTGAACGGCAACAAGGCAGCAATCAACAGCCTGAACCAGACGTTTTCCAATTATCAGCAGGCCACGGCCACGCAGATAAACGGCATTACGGCGACCATCAACGGGCACACTTCAGCGATCACCACCAACGCGCAGGCCATTGCGAACGTCAACGGCGACCTGAAGGCGATGTACAGCATCAAGGTTGCCGTGGATGGGAACGGAAAACAGTATGCTGCTGGTATGGGGATAGGTGTTGAGAATACTCCATCTGGCATGCAGTCGCAGGTATTATTCCTCGCAGATCGTTTTGCAGTGATGATGCAGGCAGGAGGAACCCCTACCATCGTCTTCACCACGCAAAATGGGCAGTTGATAATCCGTGATGCTGTTATCGGAGAGGGGACGATCGGTAACACCAAAATCGGTAATTACATCCAGTCATCAACCTGGGATGGGACAGGGAATGTCGGATGGCATATCAACAAGTCCGGGTATGCCGTGTTTAACAACGTGACCGTTCGTGGCTCGATTTACGCCACAACGGGTAACTTTGGATTCAGTGGGCCGAACAAGGCGACGGTGATAGACAGTAATGGTGTAACTATCAACCTGACCGGAGGCGGCCGTATCGTACTTGGAGAATGGACATAACATGCCAAGAGGACTACTAATTGATCTGAATGATGGCGGAAAGCGGATGGAGATAACGGCGGGTCTTCGGTGCCCGTCTTTTGGAGCCTACTTTGACAGTGGCTACCAGAAAGCCAAATACGCTGATATTGCCGGTTATGTTTCCGGGGCGCAGGTGCTGTTTATCCCGCACGCGACAGCTTACCTTGATTCAGGGCTGCTTCATAAAATGAACTCGGTCACCATATCCGGTGGCCGTGTGACGCAGAACTCCACGATGAAGGACGTAAGCATCAGTGAGCGTGAGAGTACGTACACGTTCCCCGGAAGCATCTGGCAGATATTTCCTCCTGGCCAGCGTAAAGGAGAAGGCCTGCTTATTGATGACAGTACTGACTTCCTGGCGATTACCAATGCCACGCAGTCAGGGCAGTGTATCTGGAAGGGTACCGTCAATGTTCCCACTGGCGGCTGGGCTGTTCCCATAATAGCGGGATACGACAAGTCCAAATATATCGTCTTTGGTCGCTGTAATAGTGGTAACACCGTCGATTTCGATGGCAACACGGTCAGATTCTTCAGCCCTCCTTCCACGAATGACGATGCTCCGACTACCGGAACGATTGATATCGTCATCTTCGCCAGTGGCTTGGCGCCGCAGCCTGGCACGGGGCTAAACATCTTTAATGCAGCCGGAGTCTGCACGTTTTCAACGACCAAGCGTCCCTTCGTCTACCTCAATCAGCTCTGGCTGCCTTCAAAAAATGCCGCGAGCATCGGCAGCGGCTATGTTCCGCTGGGCAGATTCGGGCTGATGGCTCACGAAGTAAATGGCATGTATGTGTATCGAATGTTCGGAATAAAAATACAGAACGGCAGTGCTTCAGTTCAGGGTGGGAAATATCTGGGGCGCGAGCGGTATGCAATTTTTGGTAATGACACGGTAACGCCGCTGAATCTTCCCGTTCTACCCGATATGTACGTCTGAAAAAACTGTCTTTTTAATCAACCCCGCTCCGGCGGGGTTTTTTATTGCCTGGAGAAAACATGATTTATACCACTGGCACTATCGCCATCAGCGGAAACACCCTTACAGGTACCGGCACAAACTTCACAGCTGCTGGATCTCTTATTCGTAACGGCTGTACCGTTATTGCAATGACCAGCCCTGTGCAGGTATTTCAGATTACCACCATCGGTAACCCTTACGCTTTCACCGTTGAAGGACTTTCAACTGTTGGTAGTGTATGGGCTCATACGGTGATGGTTAACGGTACTCCTCGCTTCAGGGCAGGTGTTGCAGGCATTGGTGGTGCCGTCTCTTACCAAATCGCAGGAAGAAATAATGGCACCGATGCATTCTCAACAATGCTGTCTGTGAAGCCAGGCTCAGTTGTTTACACTTCTGAAAATACCACTAAATCCTCCGATGGCACGCTGAAAGCAGCTTCGCCGGTGGCCAGAATCGTGAAATCTCAGAACGAGAATCAGCGCACCGATATTGATGAAAATGATTTTATCTGGTGCGGCTGCGGTACGGCTAACACAGAGGCAGAGGGCGTATCCATTTCTCGGCTCGACACAGGGGTTTACGAACTCACTGGTTCGGCTGGCCTGGCGTCTGAAGGATGGCAGTTACTACCGCCAATGGACCCAGGTGGCATGGGAGAGCTTGGGATTGTTGAAGCAGAGCAGACAGTAAGCGGTGGGCTGACTATCCGCCTGTTCAAGCGAAAATACATGCTGAGTGATGACGGAGAGATTGTCAAAACGAAAGGGGAACCGATGGACGTGCCGGTGAACAGTTGGATCGATGTACGCCTGGATATGCCCACTGATTCACACTTTAACCGGCGGATGAATCAGGAGCCTCAGGAATAGCGGCACGCTGATTCCAGATGCTGTTCTGCGGCATTTCCACACGGACGGACACAAACTGATCGCCGGGAATGTCGACAGGATCACCATCACTTACGCCGTCTATTTCGTTCCTGGAAAATGCTGGCGCATCAGGGTGTGTGCGGTGATAGGTTTTTACCAGCACCGAGCCATCCGCGTTAACCTCATAATCCAGCCAGATAAGCGGCTGCCTGTTGCGATCGGTTGGGATGTCAAAACCACCATCGATGCCGCCCCATGCTGCGTCTGAGTTCAGCCCCTGGCAACCTTCAACCAGATATTGGCCTGTGGCCAGACGCGTTACAGTGCAGCCCTCAGATTCATCGTTAGTCTGGTATGTTCCATCTGAAAATACTTTGATCACCAGTGATGCAACTTTAAGCGTTCCATCACTGGCTTTCGTGGCGTTCTGCGTCGAATAAAGGGTGTGCGTCGTTGAGAACCCGACGTTAGTATTGCCCTGAATTGTACCGTTGCCCTGACGATACTTCAGTCCTTGAGAGGTTGACGCAAGCTGCCACGACACATAGCCACCACCTGACGGATCATGCCACCCACGTAGCGTTAGCATACCCGTGTATGTATCTACTCCGCTTCCTCCTCCCCACGCATTACCACCGGACTGAATCCCGAAGGTGATGCCGAGAGGATATTGGGCTATAGAGTCATAAGAGGCGAGACTGCGGTAATCCCGATGAACCTGGGTCATGACAGCAGCTCCGTTCAGATACGCGGAACCTGGGGAAAACTGACTTTCAACGTCTCGTGTAGCGCTGTTTCCCAAACCGACGTTATATAGATTGCCCTGCGGCAGCCATGCCGATAAGTTCACCGGATTTTTTTGCAGAAAATATTGGGTGAAAAACATGCAAATTGGCTACGTAAGGGTGTCAACAAATGACCAAAAAACGGATCTCCAGCGACAAGCTCTCGAACGTGCAGGATGTGAACAGGTTTTTGAGGAAAAAATGAGCGGGACGGTAGCGAACCGGCCAGCGCTTAAAAAGCTTCTACGAACGCTGAATGAGGGAGATACGCTGGTTGTTTGGAAGCTGGATCGCCTCGGGCGAAGCATGCGGAACCTAGTATTGCTGGTGGACGAACTACGGCAGCGCGGCATCCACTTCAAAAGCCTTACGGACAGCATCGACACTTCCAGCCCAATGGGTCGTTTCATCTTCCACATCATGTCAGCCCTGGCCGAGATGGAGAGGGAGTTAATCGTGGAACGCACCCGGGCAGGACTGGCGGCAGCCCGGGAGAAAGGGCGCATAGGCGGCAGACGGCCAAAGTTAACCCCTGAGCAATGGACGCAGGCTGGCAGGCTGATCGCAAACGGAGTGGACAGAAAGCAGGTGGCGATTATTTACGACGTTGCGGTGTGCACCTTGTATAAGAAATTTCCGGCGCGGTAG